AGTTCATTGTAGTTCTTTTTAAACCTACAACTTCAGCGGCTTCTTTTACACCCAAGTAGAAAATTCCAGTTGACTCATCTAATATTAATTTAGATGTCTTTAATCTAGCTTTTCTGCCATTTTCAGCCCCACACATTTTTCCGACACGTCTACCCCTCTCTCTCATTGCGTCATCAACTTTCCTTAATCCTGTATCAGAACAATGTTTTTGATTTTCAGACCTTGTCATCCATTCTAAATTACAAGCTAAGTTGTTTAACTTGTTACCATCCATATGATTAACTTGTTCTTTATTTTCCAAATTTGGTATGTACGCTTCCGCGACTAACCTATGAACTGAAAAATACTTATAACCATCTTTATTAAACAATTGTATCTGATTGTAACCACAATTTGTTACCCTCAGTTTAAGAAACTTCATGGTATAAAGACTAAAAACCCTTCCATCAGGGCTAATTAAATAGTTTTCATATCCTTTTATTTGTTTCATTTTTTTATTGTTGAACAACCACTCTCACAAATTCATTACTATAAAAAGCTACTGCTACTGTTAATGATCCAGTTGTTTTATCCCATACAACTTGGTTTCCTGTTGGAGTCCCTGAAGTTAATATGGCACCAATGTTATTACCCTGTCTAAATGCGTTTATGCATCTCTTACCAATTGCTTGTGGGAAATAAATTGTAAATGAACCAACGTTTGCATTACCAGAATATTCGTAAACACTAAAGTTCCCACCACCACCGGGGATTACATTACCTCCTCCACCACCAGTTCCTAATATTTCTATTGCCACTTGTAATTTAGAACCACATAGTGCATAAACATAATTAGAAGTTCCCGGAAGTCCTGATAATTGCTGGTCAACACCATATTGCAAAGCCTTTCTTTCTAGGTAAAGTTGTTGAGCCTTGCGTGGATCAATACTTCCATTGAAGAAAACGTTCTGTTTAGGAATTGAATCGTTCCATAAATACTGAGAAATCTCAGCTATAGAAACAACTGTATTAGGATCGAGCATATTGAAAACTTTTCCCAAATATAAGCCATTTTTAACAATTTTTCCGTAATTTTATTGCGCAATGTGATGGTTGCAGAAAACTTTTTAATAGCCCGAAACAGGATTGACATCCATCACTGTCTTTCTTGCGTAGGGCTTTTTAAATTTAATTTATGGAAATTTGGGAAAACACCGATTTATGTTCTTTAGAAGGTGAAATTTGGAAAGAAATAAAAGACTACGAAGGTCTTTATGAAATAAGCAATTTTGGAAGAGTAAAATGCTTGCCTAAAGATATTGGCCACTGCCTTACTAATATTAAAATAATGAAGCTTAAAAAATCTAAAAATGGATATATAATAGCACCGTTATGCCTAAATAAAAAATATAAATTTAAATATGTCCATAGAATAGTTGCCAATGCTTTTATATCAAATATTGTAAATAAACCACAAGTAAATCATAAAAATGGAGAAAGAAGTAATAATAATTATGAAAATTTAGAATGGGCAACAGAATCTGAAAATATGTTTCATTCTTATAAAGAATTAGGAAGAAAAAGCTGTGTCAAAAAAGGAGAATTGAATCATAAAAACAAAAAGATTTTATGTATAAATAATGGTATAATTTACTACTCCACAAATGAGGCTGGAAAACAAACAAATGTCCATCCATCAAATGTAAGCAAGGTTTGCAGGGGTATTCTAGAAAGCTGCAAAAATATAAAATTCAAGTATATTTAGAAAAATAATGCTTGATTGGTAGATATATATGTAGCTCTATTCAAAGCAGCTTGTGCACTGTATATATCAGAAGCAAATGTAATACTTTGGTCTGCACTATCAATCTCCACCCTTAGAACCAATTTTGATTGGTACCAATTCGTGCTTGCAGACAAATTAGAATTTGCAACTTGACTTTCAGTTAAGCCGTAATAAAAAGTTTCATTATATGCAGTAAATGCGAATGAAATTGTTTTAGATGTAACAACGGTATTTAAACCACTCATCCATTGTACAGTAATACTTAATGCAGAATCTTGAGATAACACATCTAAATCAATGCTTGTATCAACCAAATCCCAAACCACATAATCTGTGGTGGTTCCAGCAGGAACTAAAAATGTACCATTAGCTTGTAATAAATATACTCTGCGAGAAGCAATAGTAACATCACTTCCCGTACTTGTATCGGTTAATGTAATAACTGACGGAGTGCCACTAAACTGAGTGGCCGTAAAATTAGGTACAAGAGGCATTTGCTTTAAATTTTACACCAAATATAAGAAAAATATGGCTATTTTTTATAGACAAATTTTATTTTGGCTCAGTTTTAAATCTTGCTTTGAAAACTTCCTTCTCTGCACCTTCTAAAGCTTCCTTCTTAATCTGCTCAATATTTATGGAAGCGTCTTGATATTGCTTGTATTTATCCTTGAATTTAGCAAATCCAGCTTCCTTTGCATTTTTATAAATAATAGCCAAAGCAGCTAATTTAGATTCATCATCTTTATCGTTTGTCAAGTCTAAAAAAGTCTTTTCTTTTAATTGGCCATCTTGAATTTTTGGATAAGTTGACTTATTATAAATAAATGGAGCTACCATACTTTTTCTAGCCTGTCCTATAAATACATCTAAATCACGTTTTTCAGCTTCAGATATTTTAACATCTTTGCCATTTACTTTGATTCTGTAATCTTCTATAGGTGGGAAGAATTCGTTTCTACCAGTCCTTCTTTGCTCATCATATAGGATTGCGCCAAATTTATTGTTTGAACCCTTTTCAAAACCCAACATAGATCCTAATACCCCGGAAACCGATTTGTCTTGAGGCATAGGTTCGCCCCAAATTGAAATTTTGGATGGTGGATATCCTGTAGCCCAAGCCACAAAAATATTTCTTTGTTTTGTGTTATTTTTTATTTCATCAATGACATTGTCAGCCTTATTGTTAACTTTTTCTGGAGTCAAGGCTCTACTCATAGATGCCAAAGTTCCACCAAACACCATGTTTTCAAGGGCATTTGCATTATTAACAATCAATTGACCAGCCATATCGGGGCCTTTTCTTAAAGCATCTACAAGCTTTGCACCTTGATCAAATACCAAAGTATTTAAAATAGAAGTAGTAGAATAACCTAAAGTTGTCAATCTATCTTGCAACCAAGAAGCTTCTACAGGCTCGCCCTTTAATTCTTTTTGCTTGGCATCTTCCATCATTCTGCCCCTTACATCAATCATAGATCCAATCGGGCCGAACCATGATAAATCAACCCAATAATCATCACCGGAACCTAAAAGAACACCTAAATTAACTTGATTATCTTTCCCAAAGAAAGACTCGCCTGCTCTTTCTCTTGCCTCATCTTCCTCTGTATTTTTAGTTCTTACCAAACCCTTTTGTACCAATGCCGCAGCTCCTGCTGTTACAACTAGTCCAACAACCGCAAAACCAAAGCTTTCTTTTGACTTTTTACTATATTCTCTGTAACCAATCAAATCGCCTTTAGATAACGCTCTTTTAGCTATGGCAGCTTCTCCCATTGACTTTAACATAGTCAATTCTGGATTTACTACCTTAAAATATACCCAAGCAACATTTGCTGGAGTTTTAACGAATGGCAAAGTTGAAGCTTTTAAAATGGCAACTGGCGGTTTGATTATCTTACCAACAGCATTGTCTTTTTCTGTAACTCTAGCCCACTCGTCTATTTTTGATAAGAAATCATTTAAATAGTTTTCGTTTTGGAATGTTGCTCTAGATCCTGCATCAACAATCCTTTTTGCTATTGATTTAGATTGTTTAGATGCTTCCTCAGAAGTTAATCCTGCTTTTTTAATTAAATAATTATAAGCATATTTTTCTGGAGAAGTCATGAAAGCTTCTATTTCAATTGGATCTTTTATACCTAGTTCTTGATGGCCCAGTTGCAATGCCTCTGCCCCTTGTGCTGCATAGCGAGGAGGTTTATCGCCATATATCATACCTCTTGAAATGGCATAAGGTTGCCATCCAAGTGTTGATTGAATCCACTTATCTATTTTTTGTTGCTTAGATAAAAACAATTCACCACTCATAGATTTTTTCAAATCTCTATAAGCTTTTCTTGGGTTTAATGTGCTCGCATATTGGCTTTGAGAAAAATAATCTTTTTCATCAATACCCTTAATCATTTGTTCCCAACCTCTAATTACACCTTCTCTATATTCTTTGAAATATCCTTTTTGCGCATCCGTTAAACTTACTTTTGGTTTAATAACCTTAGTTCCAATTATTTTATTAGCTAAATTACTTACCTGATAAACAGTATAGTCAACACCTTTTACAGATAATGATGCTGGGAATCTAACAGTGGATTGATATATTATGTTTTGTGCAAAGTTCTTAACCAATGTATTTAAACTCAAATAGTTTAAAGTAATCAATGATTTTAATGTACCAACAACATCTGCTTTTTGAGTAGTAAGTTCGTATAACTTTCTATCTGCTTCTAAGCTTTCAGCTTTTGCTTTTTTAAATGCATCAATGCTTTCTCTTGTTGGATTATTTAAAAACTCTTGCTCTAGGTCATCAGCTATATTTGACTTCGCTGTTAATGCTTCTATTTCTTTCATTTCAGCCTCTGTCAATTTCTTAACACCAGAAGCCTCTGCTATAATATCTTTAAACTCATCATATTCTAAACCACCACTTTCAACAATCTTTTTTAAAGACCTTCTTACAATAGTTTCTTTCTGCTCATCAGATAGACCTTTTAATCTTTTACTAAAAGCTTCTAAGTATTGCTTAGCTTTTTTATCAATGTATTCTGGAGATTCTTTTTTGGCTTCATCATACATATTTTTTACTCTATCATAATCAGACTTTGCAGCTTGTTCTTTTTCGTTTAAGGTTTTTTTACCCTTATATTCTTCAGCACTAAAATCTTTTTCTTTTATTCTTCTTTCTAATTCTTTTGTTCTTCTTTCTAATGACTTAATTAAATCCCTTTCTTTTGAAGCACCTTCTCCTACAACTTTTTCTAATTGAGCTTCGTATTCACTTCTAAATTTTTCCTTGTCCCATTTCTCTCCTTTCAATTCTTTTTCAATATGATCAATTGCGCTTTGAACTGCAATAACAATTCTATCTCCTGCTTTTACAGAAGCTTTCATAATTTCAACTGCTGCATTCCAAACTTGAGGCGGTATAATTGTACCGTATGTGCCACCTTTTAATTTAGCTTTATCAAAGAAATCATCAATAGATTTATCTCTTTTCTTTCTTTCGGCAGAGCGTTCTTCCTTTAATAATTTATTAGCTTCTTCCTTTATTAGAGCTTGACCTTCTTCACCTTTTAATAATTCTTTAAATACATCTTTAAAGTTCGCTTCTCTTGGATTATAGAAGCTAGTTTCAAAATTCTGATATCTATCTTCATTTACCATAATGGAAAAACCCATAGGGCTAGTCTTGTAGAAATAAGCTATTTGCGCATTCCATTGACCTTTGCCTGTGGTTAGATTAGCATATTCTTTGCTTGTTGCTGTCCATTGTCTTGCCAAAGCATCTGCTTCTTCTATTTTACCTTCTGCTCTTAATTTTCTTTCTTTTGACCACATATCATTAAGAGATTCGGCAAAGATTGCAGAACCAACTGAAGGATCTACCTTCTCACTTCTAGCAATATCTAATGCATCTGCAACGCCTAAATCATTAACAATAGCCCTAGCTGCTTGATTTGCTTCTACTTGATTGCTTACCTTGTATGTAAGTCCTTGTTCTTCTAATCCTTTTTTATATTCTTCTGGTATATCAGAACTCATTAAATTCTTAAGCAACGATCTTTGTCTTTCGGCAGGCGTTCCTTTATACAAGAATTCATTTACTTTTTCTTCTTCATAACCTTCAATCCTACTTTTTGGGGCAATTTTTTGCCTTTGCTGGCTTGATCGTACTCCTTCACTACTTTCGGAGATATTTTTCCCTGCGCCTCTAGGACGTGAAACTTTTTCCTCTGCGCTTCGCTCTTGTATGGCATCTTGGATAGTTTTTAAATTAGATAAATCTTGGTTTAAAAGATAGTCTTTAAGCTCCGGTTCGGTCATTTCTTTGAACTCTCCGGGCTTAATTTCAATAATATATTTACAAGGGTTTTGTGCCATTATAAGTCAGATATATGTTGGTCAAATTCAAGTATTTCTTTTGTTTGCTCGGCTATTTTATATTTAGCAAGTAAATCACCATATTGACCTACAGCTTTTCTTTGAATTTCAATAAACTGTAAAACGTATTGAGCCACAGAAACATCTTCATCTGCTGCTTTTTCATAAAGGTCTTTATATTGATTATATACGTCCAATTCAGTATTGTAACCAATTTCTAACGCATCCCCAATATCCGTTACTTTATCCGTAACTGAATCAATTTTTGGAAGGTCAGCACAATCACCCATGTCATTCATAAACTCAACGTGCATCTGATAATGGGTTAATTCTTCAGCACTTTCTGCTAAGAAATACTTTTGGCTACCAAATAGACCTAATCTCTGCAATTGATTAGCTAGGCTTTTCCACAGGTTAGATTGATATAACTCTATATATACCGCATCTTGCATGCCCTTTTTCATTGCTGGGCTTAATAACGACTTTAGGTTGGACATATTTTCTCTATTTTAAGTTCTTTTAGTAATTCGTCAAATTTACTATTTATTATTTGTCTTTTTTCATTTCTAGTCAAGTCTTTATAAGACTCCCTTTTTTCTTCCCCTTTCTTAACTGGTTCAGGCTGCTTAGCACCTCCTTCTTTTGTTGTGGGTTTAGCTTCAGGAATCTCTCCTTCAACTTCAATGGTTCTTGGTTGTTGTTCATATTCATTAATTAAATCGTTTATATTTTCTTTTTCTTCTTTGGTCATATTGGCTTCATCTTCTAAATATGCCATTAATGCTTCTTCATCCATTGGAGTGGTTACGTTTTCTTTATCTACTCCAATAAATTCATCTAGTGTTGCACCGACTTTTCCAAATGTTTTGTCTTTTAAATCAAATAAATTTTTATTAAATCCATTTTCTAATGCGTTTAACAAGTTATTAGCTTGAACACTTGGTATTCCATCTGCAATATCTTGAACGGCTGATTCTATTTGGGCTTCTGTCATTCTAACTCCATCGCCTCTATCAACATCTAATGATGTCAAATTGGGAGAATCAACTAATTCCTCATACTTTCTTTTAAAATTTTCATCCCTATCCATTAACAATACAGAACCTTCTTTTAAAGCCCCTAAAGAAGAATCTCTACTAGTTCCTTTTGCTTTAACAAATCTATCGCCTACTTTTTTGCTCTTAGATTTTACTTGTATAAAAACTCCATTATATCTATAAAACTCATCTCCTAACTTTGAATTTAATTCCCTTACCTTTTGCCTTATTGCACCTTGAATTTTAGATTTTTCATTTCCTCTTGCCACTTGTGCAGCATCAGCCATTTTTATTAAATCATTATTGTTTACCTCTCTTTCATTAAGTCCTGTTTCTTTTTGCCTTTCTTTTACCCTTTCTGCTCTTTCAGATTCAGTCATTCCGCTTAAAGTAGCAACCTTAACTCCTTCCTTAGCTTCAGGCTCAACTTCTACTCTTTTACTTTCTGCAATTATAGGTTTAGGCTTTAATTTACCTTCTTCTTTTGCTTCAGTTGGTTTAACTTCTGCTTTTGGTATTTTTAAAGCAGCTAGTTCTGCATCATACTTAGCTTTGACATTTTTATAAAACTCCTCATATCCCTCAATTGGAATTTTACCACCTTTTGATATATCAACACTATCTAATTCTTCTTGCCTTCTTCTTTCTATATCAGCTTTCTTAGCTTCAACACCAACACCACCTTCCTCTTTTACAATAGGTAATTCAGAAGGGGTTTGTTTTTCTTTAATTAAGGGTTCAAATTGCTTTGTTTCTTTATTATATATTTCTAAATCTTCCGCTTTTACTGGTTTATTTTCACTAAATTTATCTTGCTTAACTCTTATTGTTTCTTGACTTTCCTTATCACCGTACCAATTTTTGCCGTTCCCTTTAGTCCAATATTTAGTATTAACATTACCGCCTTTTTGCTTACCTTCTCTTGGTAGAACTTCCCCGCTTTCTGTTATAGAATCAATTTCTTTGCTAGATAATGTTCTATAATTATATCCTTCTTCTGAAATATGTGCTTCTTTAGGTGCTTCTCCTAATTGTACGTTTGATTCAAAGACCCTATTTTTAAATTCAACTTCTCCTTCTTTTGGCTCTCCAATAACTTCACTAACTGTTTCAGTTGTAGAGATTTTATCTTCTGTGGGCTGCAATACTTCGGATTCTTCTTTAATTTTAGCGGGTTCTCCTGTAATATTATCCTTTTCAAATTTGAATATATCTTTAGTTTTAGAAATACCGTTAGTTTCTTTATCTAATTGGTTTATTTTAGCTTCGTTTTCAATTATTTTATCATTAAAAGAACTGCCATATTTTTTTAATTGACTATTTTCTTCTACTAACTTTTGTCTTTGTAACAACTTCCCCGTCATAGCCGCCTTTTGTTCTTCCGATAAAGGCATATTAGCTAATACTGCTTTTTGTTCATCAAACTTAGATAACTTAGATAATACCATTTGGGTAGTACCTTGTTTAAAAATACCCTTTTGTTCACCATCTTGATAAAAATCAGCCACTTCTTCTCTAGGTGCTGATGCAACTAAATTTTCTATTTGCGGTCTTATATAAGATGGTATTTTAAAAGGTTCTGTCATTCCCCATAACCCAAAATGCATAATAGCCATTTGCTTTGCACTTTCTAAGGCATTAGAAGCCATTTCATCTCCTTTAACGTCTACTCCAATACCCTTAGATGCTAAATCATTGATTAATGACCCTGCAACAGATACCCCACCTACTTTTGGGTAAGATTTTACTGCGTGTTTTGCTGAATTTACAATACCATCCAACACCCCTTTTACTTCAATATTTGGCTTTGGTGCTTTACCTAATAAATTTTGACTAATAGAACCCGCTAAAGCAGCGTTTGTAGCCAACCCTGTTATTTCTCCTACTAATGCTGCGTTATTAGCTTTATCGTATGCTTCTTTATCGGATATATTTGGATTTTGCTGTTTTAATCTAATGTAATTACTTTCAAGAACAGAACCATAGCCTCCGTAACCCATATCTTCTGCCATTGATAAAAACTGCAAGTAACTTCCACCGCCTGTTGGCAAAGCTGCTTGGGTAGCTGCTAAAGATGCAATAACCCCTTTTCCTAACATTCCTATATTTTCACCAACAAATTCACCTATTTCACCGCCTACGCCACTAGGGGCTGATTTTTGTTCTTGGGTAACTAATAATTTATTATTAAGATAATTTATTTTTTCTTCTTCATTTGCGTTTGCTAAAAAATTATTTACTGCCTCGTGTTCAAATTTTGTATTTACTGCATTTAAAAAAGATTCTATTGCCCCTGTTCCTCTTACTAATTTTGATTTTCCATTTTCTTTTACAGGAACTAATTCTCCATTTTTATAAAGATTAGTTACAAAGTCTTTTTCTTTATTTATTTCTTCTTTAGTTGGATTTGGCAATGTTTTATCATAAACACCCCTGCTATTTTTTATTCTTTCATTTACCGTAAAGTCAATAGCTTCTTTAATATCAGGTTCTTTATCTGATGCAATAGGTTTAACCCCTTGAAATATTTTTGAAGATGGTCTTGAAGATTGAGTTTGTGCAACTTCTTCACCCAATAAGAAACCTGATTTTTGTTTTTGTTTTGGTTGTGGCTTATCACCTACATCACTTAAAAAACTTCCACTAACCAACTTATTACCTTCTTGTAATGGTAATTGAGATTGCGTACCCAAAGACGGAGATATTGTAGGTTCTTTTTTTTTTAAATAAGTGTCATTGATATAATTAAACTTATCTTCTGTTAAATCTTCTCCAATGGTAGCATAGAAATTTTTAACAAAGTCTTGTTCTTTACCCGCATAAGTCTTTTGAATATAATCTAACTTATCAGATGTAAGTTCTCTGTTTTTTGATGTATATAAGTTTTGTACTAATTCTTTAAAATCAGGCATAATTATAATTTTGAATCTTTTTTACCTTGCACTATTTTACCCCTTGTGCTTGTTGGGGAAAGCTTAGGAGCAGTATTTTGTGATTTCTCTAACTTAACATCGCTTCCCAAGAAGTTTTGATGAAGTGATATAAGCTTAGCTAATAATTGCGGATCTTTAAGATTAAATTGTTGTGATTGTGGAACCGCAACTTTGTTTACATCTATTGTGTAGTTAACTTTAAAATCATCAGTTTTTGGAATAAATTTAATGTCTTTAAATCCAATTTGATCACCTCCTAAAGAAAACTTAGCTTGTCTTTTCCAATTTGAAAAATAATTATTTGCCGATTCTTCGTTCTTGCTACCTAAAACATTTAATCCTTGATTTAAATAAGTCAATGGATCTGTAGCTCTATTTGAAGCAGATCTTATATCTTGCCTTTTCTGACCTTCTCTAAAATACCACTCTTTAGAAAAATCAAATCCAGTTATATCTTCTCTTTTTGGTTGCTTAGTAGCTAATCCATAAGCAACTACTAAATCTTCTGGAGTTTTTATATCTACACCAAAATTTTTCTTATAAGTAGGATTCAATTGATTAACAAAATCCTTGTCTTTAATTAAATCATTATACTGCTCTTGAGTACCCAAATTACTTCTATAATAACTTCTTGCTCTTTGAGAATAATTATTAGCAACTTCTGGAGTAATTGATTCAACCTTAATTTCCTTAACACGACCAGTTGGTTTTTTATTTACAATCTGCTCTTCAAATTCAATTGTACCCGGCAAATCTATACCCTTCCATGTTTTATCAATAAAAGTCAAATCATCGTGAGGGTCATATATATTTAACTTTGATGTATCAGGACTAACATAACCAGACCTTACTGGCAACATTGAATTATTTAGTATATCTAGGTAATTATTAGAAACATGTTTACCAGACTTTATAGCTTGATTTATATAATCCTTAAATGCCTTTCTCTCCGCTGTAGCTTGCTTACCTTCCTCAATAAACCCTTGCAAATCTTTAAACCCAGCCATTAATGTTGATTGAGCATCGTAACCATACTTTGATGGGTTAGTAATTGCTTGTTTATTTTTAATTCCATATTCTTGAACTTCTTTCAATTTCTTCGCAAAAATATCAATCTCAGCTTTAGATAAACCAGCAGGGTTTATACTTTTTTCCCAATCCTTAAAATACTTATCTACAGCTTCGGCTTTAGCTTGTTGCTTTTGCATAAGATTAATAGCCAATTGAGTTGGCTTAGATGAAATATCTATTGCAACATTTCCTCTTCTATATGGATTTATACCCAATAATCCCGTACTTGCCATTAAGATTTATATTTACTTTTATTAATTATTGATATCTGCCTATACCCATAGGCATTGGTTTAATATTCATTCCACTTCTTCTAGGTAATGTTTTTGGTGCTTGTGGCATACCTGTTTGTAATGGCGTTGAAACGGTTTGCTCCATTGGCGTTGCTGAAAAACTAAAAGGGCTTTGTCCCGTATTACTACCCATGTATTGCATACCAATCATTGCCGCATTACTTAATCCCTGACCTGCCATCTGCATACCAGCATTATATCTTTCACCAGCGGCTGCGCCTTTCATTTGCTCTAATTGCAATCTACGTTGATAAGGAGTCATTACATTAATATCAAACAATTCATCTTCATCTCTTTTCTTCATTTGAGTAGCTCTACTTAGTTCAGAAAACCTTTGAGCTTGCATTTGCTCTCCTTGAGCGACTGCTCTTTGAGAAGCCCCACTCTCCATGCTACCTAACCTAGATATACCACCAATTGCAGATCTTCTATCCTGTAACGCACTTAAACCAGAAGCTGTTGTTCTTCTAGCATTTTGCATTGCTTGTTGGTATGCAGCTGATTGATAAGGGCTTTCCTTGTATCTATTTAAAGCTTGTTGGTAATAATCATTTAATGATTTACTTTCTTTTCTTAATGGACTATTTGCGGCTTGTCTTTCAAGTTCAGCTTGCGCTCTTCTTTGTTGCCTATTTGCACTTGCCATTTGAACACCACCCATAGCAAGTGATCCAACTGTACCTGCTGCTGCAATTGTACCGGCAACTCCTAATGCTGCAAAACTCATAATTCTAAATTTTTAGTATTACTCAATATTTTTCTATATTCTTTGCCAATATCAGTGCCTGTTATAAGATTTATATGTGGCTCCAATATTTTATCTTCTATATTCTCTACTATTTTCACCTTTTCTTCATCACTTAAATCATTGTAATCAGATTTCATTCCATCTATTCTGTGAAATGTAGTCCAAATACAATCTTCAATTATGAATAAAATTCTCCTTGTTCCGGGTTTTGTAATTCCAGTATAAGGAGCCGTTATTTCATACCACTCTTGCGCATCTACTGATACTGCCACCTTACCGTAAGATACAACATACGGGTGTTCCGTTTTGTGTATTTTACTTGTCCATAAAGAACCTGCTGGCATAAAGATTTCTCTTATGTACATACCATCAGTAAATTTATGAACTAGTGGCGCATCTACTAATTCGTCAGGATATTCTATTATAGCTGCTTCTAAATTATCAACTACACTGTCATTTTCCCTAATAATCATTACCTATTATTTAATGGCGAATTAATATATTTAGTCGTTGCGCTGTTCAAATATACGAAAGAATTTGCACTTGCTTTCTCAAATTTTATAACAATATAATTACCCTTCAAGCTATCCCCTTCAATAAGGCCTCCCGGACTATTTGAGTTCCTTAAAAATGATGCATGATACTCGGATTCTAAGTCTTGGAAGTCTGTTGCTAAAAGCTCACTATCCTGTCTAGTTCCAGCACTTTCCATCTGGGTATATATATCTGGGCAAGCCCACACTGTATTTCCTGTTTCCATAACAGAAATCCACGTCTTTTTATCCAATGAATTTGAGTTAAATACTGGAGTTATTGATGCATTGTATTGGGTTCCATAGAAATTACAATAAGGAGTAGTTCCATGCTTCCAAATTCCACCATTTTTAAATGTAAACATGGTAGTATTTATCTCACCCATAAATTCAGGGTAATACGAGTAAAAAGACTCAAAAGCATTATCAGCCTCTGAAAAAGCTATTGTAAATGGATCTTGATGAAAGTATAATGTATTTGACATTTAATTTAATTTATTTAACTCTTATCAATTTAATAACAATTTAAAACATTAGTACACTGACCGCTACCATTAATTTCTATTATTCTAACAATTGCAGGGGCAGTATCTAAAACTATTCCGTATTCATCCGCAGGATTTCCAACAAAAGGGGTTGTTCCTCCTGAATCTGTGTATAAAATTTTACCACCCATAGCCACTACACTTACGGCATCACAGTATATATCTATTGACCTCGTAAGATCACAAGTTCCACCTAAGCCTATTGTCTGACCAAACGACATAGTAAATTTAGATAATTCTATTACTGCTGTTGTAGTTGTAGTTGTTGGCTCAACAGTAGTTGTTGTGGTTGTTGGTGGAACCGTTGTTGTTGTAGTTGTAGTTGTACTAGTTGTACTAGTTGTAGTAGTAGTACTAGTTGTTGTTGTAGTTGGCGCAACCGTTGTTGTTGTAGTAGTTGTTGGTGCAACTGTGGTTGTAGTAGTTGTGGTTGGCGCAAATGTTGTTGTGGTAGTTGTAGTTGGTGCAACCGTTGTAGTTGTAGTTGTAGTAGGGCCAGCCGTTGTAGTAGTTGTGGTTGGCGCAACAGTAGTAGTACTAGTAGTGCTAGTAGTAGTAGTAGTAGTAGTAGTAGGCGCAACGGTTGTTGTTGTCGTGGTGGTGGGTGGCCCACATGGTATTGCTTGGGTTATTGAGTTTGTGCAAGCACCCGTTGATGTTACAGTAACTTGTGTTGCTGCATCATTTACACTTACACTTTTACCAGCTATTAATTCACTTTTAGTTGCAGTTGATGGCGTAACACTTCCTACATTTGTGGTAAGGTTAAAGTTAGGGCCTAAATTAGCTCCCAAACCAGCTCCTAATGTTAATGTTATAACTCTTGCCATTTTTTATAATATTTTTATTTAACTCTTATCAATTTAGTAACAATTCAAAACATTAGTACACTGACCACTACCGTTTATTTCTACTATTCTAACAATTGCAGGAGCAGAATCTAAAATTATTCCATATTCATCTGCAGGATTTCCAACGAAAGGAGTTGTTCCCGCTAGGTCTGTGTAGAAAATTTTACCAGATGTAGCCACTACACTTACAGCATTGCAATATACATCTACAGTTCGTGGCAAGTCGCACGCTCCACCTGTACCTATTGGTTGACCTACTGAAATAGTAAATTTAGATAATGCTATTGTTGTTGTCGTTGTTGTTGGCGCAATAGTTGTCGTTGTGGTAGTGGTTGTTGTAGTTGTCGTTGTTGTTGTATTACACACAATTACCAAACCATCGTAATTACAAGATGGAGTATATCTATTAATTTCCTCCATAGCAATAATGTACTTATTTGTATTTGCATCAAATACGCCATAAATACAAGGATTTCCAGAATAAACCGCTCCTGTAGCAGGCACCCCATTGTTTAAATCCTGTCTATATGCAGCTAATGTAGCCACAAAGAAAGCATTTGTTTTATTGGTAATACTAATTGGGGTTATTCCGTCTTGAGCTAATCTACAAACAACACCCCTAAAATTATCTACAAAATAGTCTGCAAAATTATTCCATGCAAGACTGGTAGCAGCATCACCAATACCATAATCTCCAGCATAATACTGAATCTTATTAATTAATTGATTACTATTTGCTTGTAACGGGTTACCGGTTACATCTTTTACAATCTGAGTTAAAATAGGAACATTACCTACTTTAAAATTTTGGTAAACCTTCAAATACCTATCTCTTACATGAAGCCTTAACACATCACCAAATGATCTATCATACTCATCAAAATCTTCATAAATAAATCTATTTGTAGCATTAATATTGGTATTTGATTGATATGCCTGACCAAACCTAATTAATGTAGGGAAATATGTTTGTCCAGCATTTTCGTCTATTACAGAAGGCCTTCCGTTACTATTTGTGATTAAATTATAAGTATCATTAAAGCTGCTTTCTATAATTTCAATTGTAGAATTTCTTAAAACCTGAAAATCAAATGCCATTGGCTGAATAACAACAGTATTGCTCACGCCAGAATCATTTGTAGACTTAGCTACAATATACACTTTACCTGTTTGAGGAACATTAATCTGTTTATCAATAGTAAATATAGTATCTACGTTTGCAGCTATATCATTTACTTCTATTGGCAATAATGAAACCGTAAATTTAGGAGATAAAGGAACAATATCAGTGCATATGAGAGCATAAACAGAAAGCTGAGATGTGCCATTTGATAATGCTCTAAAAGTTCCTTTTATTGACACCGGCTGCTGTAATGTAGTAGACTTATTGTAGAAAAAATATGCAGTACTACTCCAAACAGGGAAAAATCCGGGGTTCAGATTAATTGAATTATTTGGTTGTGTTTGAATCCTATAAGAAGTATTGTCTATTGTTGGCGTAACAGTAACTGGAAAAGTTTCCGTATTACTACTTCCGGAACCAACCGTTAGAATATTAAAAGTATCTGACCTGTAATTATATTTATAACTATAAGGAACTGTTCTAAGTCTATAGAACAAATCACCATTATTAATAGCTAATGTAGCTCCTCCATTTGGTAATTTTGTTAATCCAAAATGGTATCTTGTTGGCAACCCAGCATCTCCAATACCATACTGTTTACCGAACTCATAATAAAATCTTTGGGTTGATGAAGCGTTATTTGTATAATTATACAATAAAATTTCGTAGTGCTGAAAATCTTCTGTACCCGGAAACTGGAATGTTGAATCTATATCGTCATAAGGGTATCTTATTTTTAAGAAATTACCAACAGCCGTTTGAGTATTATTACTATTGGTTACGGTATAATCAATTGTAGAAACGGTACCAACTATTTCATAATCAAATTGGCTAGTAATATCTTGAGCTGTACCTATAACATCATATCTTCTTATAAATTTAATCCTATCGCCTTCTGTATAATTATAAGAAACAACATTTTGAGTAGAGCTTATTTGATCATTATAATCTTGGATATTACTAATTCCTATAAAAATAAATTTTGTATTATCTACCCCAGAAGGCAATGATGTGTAAGCTGAATCACTTACCCAGCAAAGACGCTTATTATAAGTTGTGTTATTTGATCTTACTATCTGATAATAAGAAGCGTACAATGGTGGCCTATTTAATATAGATAAATTAACCAAAGGAAAATCATCAGCAAGAACTCTTGACGGGGTATTAATTACCGCTTTTGGTGATGTTTGTGTACCAATAGTTCTACCTTGTGCATCAAAGTATTGAATACCATATTGGTAACCAGCATTCCAAACATTTGCAAATCTTGTGTTATCATTATCCAATGCAGGGAAAGTAGCGAAAGCTGTTGATGTCAATACAAAACCACCTGCAAAAGACATAGTAAGTTTATTACCAACTAATGAAACTTGAGTATATCCTTCCAAGACCATAGCAGCAGATATGCCAGCTAAAATATCACTTACTAAATAATTAGTAGTAATTCCGGTAGTCGCATAGGATGTACTTAAATCTGTTCCGCTTGAACTAAAAGAGTTAATAAAATAACCGCCTGCTGCGTTATTTAATTCCGTAACATTGCCATTTACATCGTTAGTGCCTGTACCATAAAGATATATATCCATTACAGTTCCAGTTCCACTATCATTACCATTTACAGAAGCAAAGAAAGATATACCACATTGATCATAAAAATAACTTGATGCAGTTGAATATGTTGTTGCCTCTAATTCAACATCTGTTTTATCATAACCCTCTAAAATTCCTGCGTATAACAATACGTTACCGTTTGCAAGTTCTGCCGCATTTGCTCTTTGAGGAACCCAATCTTGTAATTGGTCAGACTCAATAACATCAATTTGAGCATAAATTGAATCATTATAAAATCTAAAATAATGAATATCGTTATCATTTATTCCAAGTGCTGCTTTATCAAAAGATTGTATTAAATACCAATCACTAGTACCACTAGTTAGTGTTTCCCTAAAACAAACTTCAATAGCTTTAACATTAGGGCCTCCTGTAGAAAAGTTTACAGCAATTCTTGAGTTATAAGTGTATGCTGGTATTGGAGGATCAGGGCTTATGTCGCTAGTAAGGTTTAATGTTGGCTGCTGCGGCAATGGAACTATACTTTTTGAACTCCATACAGACTTTTCAAAATTATCATAAACATATCTGTACGAAAATTGAAACAACTTGTTCCTTAAATTATTAATAGTAACTGTAGTATCATTCTCATAAGTAACTTGAGGAGGCATTACTGGAGGGGCTTTTGCAACTAGCAAATAATCCGCAACCCAGTTAGTTCCGTATATATCATTTACATTTAAGTTTCTAGGAGGATTATACCCATCATTAAAGAATATTAAATCTCCTTCTAAATCTCTATAAAATATATTAATAGATAGAACTTTGTAAGAAGGATTGAAATTTAAAATATCAACCCCGTTACTATCTGTTTTACTTTGAAGAACCGTTACAATTGCTTGGGTACTCAAATTATAATAAGCAATTGTATGATAGCCATCACTATTCCAAATAAAATAATAAGCTCTATTTCTTACTTTATCTCCATAAAATCCAATAACCTTACTTATACCACTTGGCAACGTATAGTTTATTAAAGTATTTCCTAAAATATTAGAAACCACTTTGTCCTGTCCACGACCTTGTGCGTCTTTTGTGACGTTTAATGCATCTATATAATCATTATTAGTGACTCTATATTCCGCATCATCTAGGTTTAGTTTTCCACTAAAAGGAGTATTTATTATCATATCTTATGCCTTAACAGTCATTCTTTGGGTATCTAAATTCAATTCATATCCTTGCATTAAGTATAAAGGTTTAAATTGAGCATTAGCTAATCTTCTTTGATTATAAAATTCCTGCCTTCTATCTCTTTTATCACCTAAATTACCTCTTCTAGTAGAAGGCATAGATGCAATATCTCTCCAAGAAATCCATGCAAGCAATGCTTCCCTAAATTGAATAGGTATAGAAAATGTTTCTTCTGGATTACCACTAGATAAATATTCTATCATTAAATAAGAATAATAAAAATATTGATTTAAAAGTACAACACCATTTGAATCATCAATATTAAATTGACCTACAAATGGAGAACCACTTGGTAATCCATAAATATTTTGGAAACCATATCCATCCCAATAATTAAACCATAAAGGCAAATCTGTCTGATACCATGTTGCCAAAGTATCATCTTGAGTCAAAGCCAATCTATTTGGCTGTTGATCTCCATAAAATGTCATTTTACTATTAAACTTCAATGGAATAATTTCTCCAACGGAATTTAATACACCTATTTTAGTATAGCTTATATAATCATTAGGTAATTGCGCAGTATAATTAGTAGTGTCCACTGGCACCTTAACTGTTCTTATTTTGTAAAAAAAGTCAAGACCAAGCTTTTCCATACCACGCACAGCTATATTATACAATTTAGCGTACTTATGCACTGACTGCTCACTTTCATCAATGTAATCATTGATAACCGAGTCTAATGTTATGTAATTTCTTACTTGGGACATTTTTAATTATTTGAAAAATAAGCTAATATATCATTTTGACGAATCAAAAAATGGATTTCATTATCTATAATAACAGGTTCCCCTGCTCCTTTTATATGAAAAATGCAATCGTCTTTTTTTGCTTCCATTTCTACTTTAGCTGTACCACGACCAACTGAAATTACCTTAGCTTTACTGCTTCTTTCCCTAAATCCTTCAGGGATAAACAATCCACCTTCTGTAATTTCATCAGCCATAAACGGTTTTACTAAAACAAAATCTCTAATTGGTTTCATTGGTTATTATTTTTAGTTATTATTGTCAATGCCATCGTTACTCTGATCTATAGGCCTTGATTTTTCAAATACCAATTGTGCTTTGATGTACTCAATAACTACTGGCATATAATCATCAGGAACTATTAATGTTGAATTTAAATCTGTTGAATCACCTCCACTAACCATTCTTAAAGTTGCCTTATATGATGTTAAAGGTATTGAACTTTTTACATAAATATTATTACCTTCAATCCAATAAGCTATTTTATTTTGAATAGGCCTTAATAACTCTTGATAAGCTACCTGATTCATACTTAAAGGAATAGCTGTTTGTGATGTTTTCTTATCCCCAACAAATTGCAATGTAGCAACACCTTCATCTCTCCCTAATGCAACAGGTATAGATGGCAAATCAACCCTATAAGTAACATTATCTACCGTTTCTGCATATATATCTAAATTCTTAAATGTAGTATAAAAAGAATTATTTATATAAGACACACCATCCATTTGAATGTTATCTGTATAATTCTTTTTAGCAGCCACTCCAATAGCATCATTAAGCCATTGGTTAACTAATCCGTATGTAATATTAGAATCATCAGATGGCTGTCCGTTATATATCTGTCTTAATATTCTTTCTATTAATTGATACCTAGTCATTATTGTCCAGTTTGGTTTATTTGATTAGCATATTGCATCACCGCTCCGTCTTGTAAATTTAATCCAATTAACTTTAATGCACGAGTAATAATTTCAAGATTATCTATTTCTGCCCAAACAGGCTGTACGCTTGAGCCAGCATTATAAACAGGCCTTCCGCTCACTGTAGTAAAACCCCAAACAATAGCTGGTGCAGATTTTACATAAGACATAACAGCCGTACCTAATGTTTTAGGGTAAAACTGAAATTGATTATTTTCTAACAAGTATATTGGATTATCCGCAATTGGATCAATTTGACTATTGTAATAAGAATATAATTTATCTTGAGAAACAAATACAATTCTATCTAATCCGTTAGACTTCCACATAGCGTCAACTTGCAAGAAATCAGCTGGCGCTGGAGCAACCCCAGTTCCGCTATTTATAGTCAAAGTAGATTCTGCAATCAAAGGGGTTAATCTTTGTCTAGTATTTTCATTTTGACTATAATTAATTCTAGCTTGAGGCCTTCCGTATTGATATTGCTGAAATTCACCCATCAAATAGTCTTGATATGAAATCTGCGCTTGATTTATAGTCAGATTAAACTCTGCCGGAGTTAGATAGCCATTCTGCGCCTTATTAACCGCAAATTGGCAAATACGATACATATCATTAACATTCATTGAAATAAGTTATACAACAAATATACGAAAAAGTAATAAAAAAGCCCCGTAATTTTTAGGCTACGGGGACTTCTTTTATAAAGGGGGATAGTATTAAACTAGCTTTTTTAATTGCTCTAAAAAGGCCCTACTTTCATCTTGAGGGAACATTGCAAAATCAACCAAGTAATTCTGTGGTTTTTTATCGGCAGGTATTTTGCAGATAAATCCACCATCACCTGACCAATAAGCTGAACCTCTCTTAGTAGCGGTATCTATTTTATTATCAATTAATGCTTTTTTAACAATGAAAGCAATTTCAACTTCTTTAGAACCAGCGCTTTGCATAAACTTATTAGGTTGTGCTTCAGCGTAAAGTTCATAGTCATTCCTTAATGCTTCTAGTGATTTAGGCATACCTAATTCATCTACAAATGAAATTCCAAGATAATTACAGTGCTTGCGCATATCTTCGTCAGAAGCTAATGAAGCATACTTAATAGCTTCAACTTTAGCAACTCTCTTAGCACGTTCAAGTTCCGCTGTTCTTTGAGGATTCCATTGAAAGAATGTAACTTTTCTTGTACCTTTTCTATTAGCATTATCAAGGTTAGCGTTACATAGACTTAGAAACTCAAGAGCCTCTACGTCATATTCTGCTACTCTTAAAACTCTTCTATCAAAGATTAAGCTTCTTCTGTTTTGCTCTACAAATGATTTTTCTAGGCCTTTTTGATCTTCAACCCAAATGCTTGGATATCCTCTCAAAAGTCTAATTCTCTCCATTCTGCCTTTCTTTTCGTTCCAAACATCATCAATACCTTCCATGTGGTATTTACCATTTTTCTTGGTATCTGATAATTTGAAAATCTTAAAAGTATTACCGGTAGCCACTGGAGCCTCATTGAGAGCTGCTGTAGATTCTTCGTATTGTCTTGATTGTACTACTTCACTTTGTTGTGAAAAATTGGATTCTTGTATACCAATTGCCTTTAAACGAGCCATAAAATGGTTTTTAAATGTTTAAAATTAATACATGTCATCAATTTAGTTCCATGTATCTGAATAAATAAAAATATGTCCTGTTCTGATAGGTCTTAAATTGTTATATTGGGCTGCCCTATTTATCGTTGTTTTCGGTATTTTTAATTCTTCCGAAGCTTCTAAAGCCGATGGATATTCCTTTATAACATTCAATTCCTTGTCCAAATATAACACTTTTCTTTTAGAATTAGCAAATACCAACCCTTTTGTTTTTATTTTTAATGGATAATTTTCATTTTTATTAACAAAAAAATACTTCCCCAAACAACAACTATTTTTTAATACAGCATCTCTTATAAAACCAGCTGGCTTATTTATCCATAATCCAGCAGCCGTATATGACTCAAATTCTTCAATAAAATTACCATCCAAATCATAACATAAAACTGGAATTATTTTTAATTTTCTACTTTTTTCTACTCCCCATTTAGGTACTTGTATATTATGTTCTTTATTGTATTTTTTAACCCTTTCCGATATTTCTTTTTTTAATTTTTCAGTATGGTGTTTACCTAAAAATGGAACACCATTTTTATACAAATTATTTATAACAATAGCTTTTCTTCTTTCATCTAATTTACCTCTTTGCCCCTCTCCACCCAATGTCATATTCATTCCCATCGGATTATCACCGTTAAAAGTATTTAATTCTTTAATCCAAAACATTTCTCTTTCATTAATAATATCATCACTACATTCTTCAATAATTTCAAAAACATGTTCATCAAAACCATATTTTTTAAAACTATTAATAAGAATCATGTGAAAAACATTTTTCTTATTTACTGAACTTTTATGAGATATTAATCTTTTTTTAAAATTCCATGTTTTCCCAACATACTCCCTACCATTGGGACTCGTTACTTTATATATTATACCCATAAAAAAGTGGCACCCTGTTTTATCAGAGTGCCACAAAATTAAGATATTAAATGATTAACACCAAATATAAAGGAAATTAGTTTCCTTGTAAGATAATAAACTGATTTGCAGCGCAAACTCTTGTTCCGCGGTAGGTTATCATCGCAATTTGATTAGTCATTGTACCATCTGTAGGATTAGGAGATCCACCACCAAATTGCCATACACGAATACCGTTACCAACAGTACCGCCCACAGGAGGCTGCTGATACATGATAGTAATGTTCTTGTAAGCTTGAGCGGTTTTTGCATCCTTAGTTTCACCCATTGGATAGATTAAACCAAAATTACGGAAGTAATCTACGTTAGGAGTTAAACCAGTCGTAACCTCAGTGTTGAATTGAGAGTACTTCTTAACAGATAATAAGTAACCGTCAATGAAGATTTCTTGGAAGCCATAAGCAACAGAAGCTTCTTTTGACTTTTCGCCTTGACCATAAACGAAAGCACCAGCAGGGTATGCAGCGAAGATACCATCACTGAAGTCTTGTCTTTGGAAGATATCACACAACCAAGCAGATTGCTTAGCACAACCATTAACGTCCATGATACGAGTAATCTCATGAAGTTTAGCAATATCAAGTGTACCCGGAGTGTAACCAACAGTTTCACCGTCAGCAACTACTTTAGGAATGATACCTACAGAACCTTGAGAATTAGAATCAATAGCGTTATTGTTTTGCAAATTACCACGCATTAATTTAGCTTCTACGTTGTTTTTGAAACGTACAAGTGTTTTGTACATACCTTTGTATGTAAATGCAGTAGCACCGTTTGCAGCCATATCAGGAGATACAGGGAACTCATAATATGTTTCAGCCATTTGTGCTAAGTCGGTATTACTCCAACCATCACGAATTTCTGTTACATAGTTATCATATCTTTGATCCAATTGGATTAAAGGATTGATTTGAGTTGAAGCTTCACCAGCATCAGCGTCACCGCCAAATAATAAAACCTCACCAGCAAGTAATGAGTTTACACCAGCAGAAGCAAAACGCTGACCAGTTTGTTTAGGAGCAACTTCAAATGTGAAAGCAAAAGGAGTTGAATCATCAATTGAAACGATAACACCTTCTACGTTTGAAGAAGCAACACGCAAAGTTTCTTTTAATCTCAATGGAGATTGAGTACCATTGTTATAGTACGCCTCTTGACCAAGAGTTAAAACCAAAGTTCCACCAACAGGTGCTGCTACAGTTGATTCGTTTGTAACACCCGGCATTAATTTACCGCGGTTTTCAAACCAGAAGTAGTTTAAGTTTTTAACTTCTTCCATTCCACTATGAGCTGCTAACCACCAAGTAAAATCTTCATTACCGTACTTTTGAGTGTACTGCTTGTAATACTGTGGTGTTAATAATTGTAAGTCAACCATCAGTTGACGATTCTGCGACTGTAACGATATTGAACCCGGTTGCAGAATATTAGAGGTAGGTATTCCTGCCATAATATTTAGTTTTTAATTTTTAAGACCTTCTCCAAGGGCAATATTTAAGTTACGAACTAAAAGCCCAGTTAGCCAATTGCTCCTGAATAGCAGCATTTGGATTTAGACTTGGAGCCGTTCCTTGTGGAGTTGGGTTTTGGTTAAGGCTAATGTTACCACTTTTCTTTATGTGAGCTAACAACCTTTGGGATGCAGCCTCATTTGCCACCTTTTGCAAGATTTTAGGCAGATTTTCAAGAACATATTTGTCGGACATTATTTGTCTTACATTTGGCTTTCCTTCCTCGTCAAACCATCTGTTTTCTAAATAAGCTTCTCCATCAAAATCTGATAGTTCTTGCTTTAACGCCAATCTCTCATCTTCTGCTACGTTAAACGAAATCGGTATTTCAACATCATTGTCTTTAACCGAAACATTAAACCCATTAAAAGATTGAAATTCAGAATCTAGTGTTTTTTCATAAACAGACCTAGCTTGTTGCAAATATTCAAATTCCTCTTGATATTGCGCCTCCCTTCCGGCCTCATTATAAATATCTGGTAGCTTTATTTCACTTTTTAACTTTGCTATTTCTGGTCTAAGCACTTTTGCTTCAATCATCAGACGTTTCTCTGTATAATCAGCTTGTGCTTGCCAAGATTTTAACTTTTCAGCGTAATCCTCGTCAGTTTCATCATAACCTTGTTCAGGTTTCAAAGGTACGAAAAATTGGTCATAAAATAAAAGATCAACTTCGTCAGTACTCAAATCCTTAAACTTGTTTTGAATGTTTGTTTTTACAATCTCAGCTGCAATTTCAGTTGTTAATTCAGAATTAGTTAATTTATCAAGTCTTTTTTGCTCATTTAATATTTGATAAACATCGTCAGTCTTACCTTCTTTAATTGCATCAAAAAGAGTTCTACTTACATCATCAGAAAAATCAAATTTAGGAGCATTTTCTCTTTCTTCAATTAATTTCAAAAACTCCTTTTCAGCTTCCTCTACTGTATCAAAACCAAACCTTTCTTTAATAAAAGAATCTGGATTAAAAGCAGATTGTTCTGGTTGTTGTGCTTGTTGTTGTTGTTCACTAACTATTGGTTCCGGAGAAACATTAGAAGTATTATCAACATTTTGTTGTTCATTTGCAGTAGGGGCTACTTCTACTTGCGGTTGCACTTGTGGTACAACATCTTCATCCGAAAACGGATTGTAACCTTCTGCCAGCTTTATTGGGGCTGACATGTCTTGATTTTCTAGCATAAATGCTTATTTTGTTTTTCGTTATTAATCTATAACTATAGAGCCATCTACATCAATTGTAATGGCGTATTTTACACTAGTATTTGTTAACAACTGAATACCATACCAATCAGAACCGTTTCCATATACTGGTTGGATTAAGTCGCTTTCCGTATATAGAATATTGGCACCGCTCAAAGTTGAGGTAGTTGCATAAACTATTCTAGTTCCTTGTAAAACTCCAACATTATAAGCTTCCCCAGCTGTTGGATATGTATTTTTAGATAAAACGTATGCTACTGAATTTGCCATTTTATTTTATTTTTATTTAATTATTATGGTGCAGTTGTGGTTGTAGTGGTATTTGCAGAACCTTGTAATAATAAATATTGACCAATAATACCAAATGCAACAATACCACTTGCGTTAATTGATGATACATCTGCTTTAGTTGTCAAATTAACTCCTAAAACTGTAACCCAGTTAATTGGAACCTCTGGTGCTGGTAATAATTGTCCTGTAATAGAACCATTGTCATTCGTAGTACTAAAACTAACTGTGCCAGATGTTCCTACAAATTGAACTACAGCAGAGTCCCATCCAGACAAGTCTTGATAAAAAGAATTATTTGTGTTAAATGACTCAGTTGCATCTACAACTGTACTAATTTTAGAACTAAATTTTTGAAGTCTTATTAAGAGCTTGCTTACCGTTGCCATTTTGTTTTATTTTATAGTTTATTTATTATTGTATTTACATTTGTTCTTGCATTTCAGGTTCTTGTTGAAGCTCCATTTGCTCCCCTTGATAACCCTCTTCCATTTCCTGCTGCTGCATTTGTTCCATTTCAGCTTGTTGTTGTTGTGCCAACGCTTGCTGTTGTTGCTCATTTTGAACAGATATTGGAACCGTTACATTCTGTAACATGTTTGCAACTAATGTCTGAAGCTCTGCTGGTACAGGAATATTTGCTTTTGCAAGGTCAAAAACACCTTGTAAAATAATTTCCTTTTCTTTAGCTAAAGACCTTTGCTGCTCAATAGAACTATCTGCTTGCATCTTAGCCTGAATACTAGCTTGTTGAGCTTCTGCATTTTGCTGAGAATTAATCATAGCTTTTTCCTGCTCTGTTTTTATGTATCTCTTTTGGGCTTGTCTAAAATACAATTCACCAAGTTCCACATTATCTTTAGCCATTCTCATTGCTTTAAATGGATCTAAATAAATCACTAGTTGAGGATTAGATGCAATAGCATTATTCATCATTGCTTGTAAAGTAGCTATTTGAACATCATCAGGCATCATTTTTATAGAAGCAATAAAGTTTCTATCTTTTACATCATCTTGATTCAATAAATCGCTATATCTTTTAGAGCCATGAGTAACACTTTTGTTTATCAAGCAAGAAACTTTTTTAGCTGTTTCTTCCATTACATAAATGTACGCATCGTACATATACTCGGTAGCATTATTAGCAAGAACTCTTGAGGCTTCAATATTAGAAGCAGCTACTCTTGGCTGTGCAGCTTGATTCATTAAATTAGGATCATCACCTAATTCATCTTTTAATACTTGATAATGGAATTGATATAATTGTATTAATGCATTTAATTGAGGCGCAAATCCAGTATTAGCTAATTCTGTAATTGGAACAGGAATACGATTACCTTCAGCATCTCTACCGCGATAATAAAGTTTACCTGTTTGTTCCCATATCTTTTGAACATCAATAGGTTTTACAGAATCTCCCAATCCTAAATCAAGCTCTTGTAATGCATCAACATCAATTGCCGCACCTGCTGGTACCATCTTAGCTACAAGTTGTTGTATCTTTAATCTAGCTAAAATCATTTGCTCAATAGGCTCTTCAATTTTTTCTGGTACAGCTACGTTACGCATGTCATAAGGATCATACATGTAAAAGCTATAAGAAAACTCAGCATTGCCTATTTCTTTTGGATCTTGTGGACGAATCATGTTTTTCTTAATTCCCCAATGAATCATCTTTTGAGTAACTGGGCAATAAACACCATGATAAATATTCCACTTCTTTTCTTCTAAATATTCTTGATTTTCATCTAATTTTTCTGGCTTACCTTTTTTGATAATAGTGCTACCGTTCTTTTTTGTTTTTGTAACAGTATAGCCATCAGAATCTAAGGTGCGAATTTCAAAATTCACCAAATCAATATTCCACTCATCATAAGGTCTTAACCAAGCAACATTCCAATCTTGCATCCACTTAATCTTATCAGTAAGTTGATATTCTTTTGATGATTGAGCTAACTGAAATATATCTTCTTCAGAAAGTATTCCTCCTGCTGCTTCGCTATATCTTGCTCTTATTTCACTGATTTTCATTGAAAGGATATGCCCTCTATATGTAGTATCTCTAAAATCAGGAAAATCAGAATATGAATAGATGGCATTTTCTGGTCTAATCCATTGTACATGAACTTCACCTTCTTCATCCATCCAAGTATATGTACAAACCAATCCAACTTCTGCTGAATCATGTAACAACCTTTGTTTTAAAACATCGTTCCAACCATTAGCTTCAAAAACATTATTACAACCAATGCTGTATAATATTTCTTCTGGCAAATGATTAAACTCCATTATCCATTGATCTAACTCGTCCTTATCTTCTGCAACAAATTTATCTTTTGGAATAATTTCAACACCAGACTCTTGCTGAAGTTGCGCAAGTGTTTCTTTGTTTCTATATAAAAATTCAGCTTCATCTGCTTGCCTTTGTTTCAACATTGCAGAAGCTGTATCATTAGCATTAACCTTAATCTTCTCTTTACGACTCATCCATGAACCAACTAATCTAGCAATAATAGTGTTACCTATGATAATTGATTTCCAGTTAATATTTACAAAATTAGCTTTACCATTCATTTCTAACCTATCCATAAACACACTCATGTCTACTTTACCGTTAGCAATTTGTCTGTTTTTTCTAAATCTATTATTTCTTAACCAAAAATAAGTTTGGTTACCATAAATTGTAGAATAAATATTTTGGGCAACATTTTTACCGTATAAATAATCTTTTTTAGACGCTACATCAGTAGTAATTTGGAAGTCTTTAAGTGACTGTCCGCTACTATTTGCTGAAGATATGTATAAAGGACTCTCTGCCAATTTGAATATATTTTGTGTCAAATATACTAAATCTCTGCAATTTAATAAAAATTTTAATTAATTAAAAGAAGGAACATAGCTTTTTACTAACGGCTCTCTCTTTGCTGGTTTTATAACAGGCTCCATTAAACAAACAATAAGCATTAAAAATGATACGGTTATATCATAGTCTGTTCTGTTATTTGGATCAAATTTTTTGGCATCTTCTAATAAATTTTCAAAATCTATAGAATTAATATGTGATTCAAAATACATTATACCAACATCAGCTTGTTTTGTAAGACTGAATGGGGTAGTAGGAAAACCTTTATGCCTTTCAGCTGTTTCCCTTCTAGATGGATCAATCGTTGACATTGGGTAAGAACCTAAATAACCAACCCTTCCCCTATCTCTAAAATAAGATAAATAATCATCACTATTATGCTCGTACCATGCTTGATAACCATAATATTCGGCAGCCAAAAGAACTTGCTCATGCAGGGTTTCTTTTATTTGAGGCCTTCCATATAGATGGCCAATAGCTTTACCAGTATTTGATGGATCTAACAAATTATATCTTCTACCAATCCAAGCAGATGCTTTTGAGCCAAACTTACCTCCCTGACTATTGCTATATCCGTCAATTGCAATTGCGCCATCATCTGTTCTTCCGGGCTTTCTTGTTCTAACATCAAACACATGATTATTCTCTTTCCCAACAGGTGGGAATTGAGTAATAACCCAATGAAAATCCTCTTCTTTGTCGTTTATATTCCTCCATTTTACCGTTTGGTCAATATCTCTATAAAATATAATATGCCTCTTTAATACAGGATTTTCTTTTAAATAAGATTCTCTTGCGCTTATATTCATTACATTAAAAATACAACCATCAGCATCTGTACTAAATGCTTCATCAATTGTTAATGGTTCTTTGCGTATACGAGCAGATAATGCTCTAGGATTATTTTTAACCGTTTCTCTATCTGCTTCAATTTGCAAAAAAGTCTTTTCTTCGTCTGGAAATCCAAAGTCATCAAAGTTTCTTGTTCTCTTTGCAGACATAAAAAACCTATATAAACCACTTGATGTAGTGCCGTTTTCTTGTCTTTTTTCTTGATTACTTTCTTCCCAAAGTAACTTAAATGCTTCTTGAACACCATCTTTTTCAGATGTAAGTTTTTCTACAGTTGTAGTATAAAGCGCCTTACCAATCACCTTTCCTTCATCATCTAACAAGCAATAACGAACAACCTCGTGCCTATCGTATACGTTTACTTCTGTTGTTTTGCCGCACTCATCAGCTACATATCTATGAAGTTTTTGTCCGTCATAAGCAACCGTATCAGCAGATTGATGATCAATAATAGAACCAAGCTCGTCTTTATCTACATTCTCCTCAGCCTTTTTACCCCTTACGTTTGTTTTTTGAAACCTCATTTCAGACTTTGGATTAACACCTAAAGACATATCATACTCAGGTCTAAAAAACTTAGGAAGCCTTCTAAATGGATTTACAACCGTTTTTGCAAAGAATTTTTTAGCATCAGATCCAGTCTTAGATTGAATACCACCATTGGTCATCTTAGTTCTAGTAGTATATTCAGTAACAAACAAACCAGCCACAAAAGACTTACCAAAACGTCTTTTTGTAACTTCTAGCATACCCATACAAAGCGGATCCTGTATGCAATATTCCATGAAATAAAATTTCTCTAGATCTGGAATTCTGAATTTAGGATAACCAATATCTATACTCCACCATTGCAAATACAAATAATGCATGCCAGTCAAATAAGTAGGATTGCCATTATTCATATACCAAAAACCATTCAACCTTCTATCCCACTCTTGTTTCTTAAAATCTTCTAGCTTTTCATCATAAAACTCAGGGGACTCATCTTTTTTCTTTTTATCATACTCATCCCATTCTTTCATGGTATCTGCATACCAATAGGGTAGTGGTATTCTTTTCCAATATTGCTCTGATTTGATTTCCGACCTTTGATAAATACCCCTAAATTCAACCTGTTTTGTTAATATATTAAAAACATAACCTTCTGGAGGAAGATGACAATCTAACCCCTGAATGTGAATCGTGGAACCTTTTTCAATTTTTTCGTACATATTATGAGCGTTTGCCTGCTAATTCGCCAATTTCATCAGCAACACTTTCTGGTGAAAAAGGTCTTTTATTTATTAAAACAACCTCTTTTTTACTTTCTTTTCCTTCCTGATTAATCCCAGCGGATATTTCTAATGCCCTGATAGATTCGGTAATTGTTCCAGCTTCAGACCAAAGCTTTTGCAGTCTTTCAAATGATTTATCTTTTGGATCAATTAATTCAATATCCAATAAGTTAATTCTATTTAATAATTCAGCCATTTCATTGGCTTTTCTTTGCAAACTGTAATAAAGCTTAATTGCTCCATCTTGCTCATAATAAGCAAGCTTGCTGCTTAAATAAGCATTTGACTTTTCTAAATCTTTTACTTTTTGCTCTAACTCAGACATACTTCGTTTGGTGTTGATATTGTTACCAATTTTGATGCATCAGAAATCCCATACCCAATTAAAAGCTCATTTTTAATTACTCTTGATGTTAAATAATGGTCAATAGCAATTATTTCATTTCTATCATGCCCTTTTGGATAATACCTTAATCTAATTATTTTACCTTCAGTGCCATCATCATTCTGATAAATAATTTCATAATCACTTGATATTAATGTAGTTACAACTTTTCCAGTCAAATCTCCGCTTGTAACATAAATTTTATTTTTAATCAAAGTAGGCGGTATTCCTTCTAAAAATCCATTATATGGCTCAAATATTCTTAATCCTGTTACAAAATTATTAAGTGGTTGCCAAGCTTCGTTTTTATTATTTCTCCATAAAAAACATTCTTCAATAGGTATTGAAAAATATTGAATATCCGAAGATGCTTCAGCTGTTGGTCTTAAATAGTTAAAAAGCTTGTATGTGTCATGCGTTGCATTATGATGTATCAATATTTCAGCATCTTCTGGAATATCTTTAGCTGCTACAACTGTTGCGTTTACCGGTTTAACGTAACGCATGTTAAAATTATCATAAACTCTTTCAAGCTTAATCTTAGTACCATCTTTAAAAGTATGGCTGTTCTTACTTTCTAAATCAACTTTAATAATAACTCTATTTGACGGAGCGATTAATTTCATATTTAATTAATTTAATCAAAGGTAGTGATTTTATTAAATTAATCAATTTTAAATTGCATAAAATGCATTATATTTGTATTGCCCAAAAAAAATTCATAACAATAAAAAAAAATTTAAAAAATGGCAAATCATTTATCAGTTTATGTTTATCGTAGAAATCAATACGATTTAACAAATCCAAACGGCACTGCTGCAACAAGTGGTGTATTGTTTTCTTTACCAACAGCCGACTTACAGGTTCAGCCTTCTACAGTTGTAGCAAATGGTGTACAAATGAATTCTTTAATTCTTATCTACCCTAGTGGTTTAAATCAACCAGCTGAAAAATTGTACAGCAATGCAACAGTTGCTGGATTAATTGCAGCTATCAACGGAAGTGGTATTGCTACAACTACAACTACAACAGCGGCCCCAACCACAACAACTACGGCAGCACCAACAACCACAACCACAACAGCGGCTTAATCAAAAAAAAAATTTAAAAAACAAATAAAAACATTATAAAATGGCACAAATAGTTTCAGTAACAGCATATCGTAGAAATCAATACGATTTATTAAACCCAAATGGAACTCCAGCAACATCTGGTATTGCTTACGGATTTCCAGTTGAAGGATTTGTAGCTTACCCAGCTCCTTCTGGAGTAGTAGCAAATGGAGTAACTATGAACTCAATAGTTGAAGTAGCTCCAACAGGTTTAAATCAAGTATCTGTTTACTTCTACACAAACGCTACAGTAGCACAAATTAATTCAGCTGCAAACGCTTAGTAAAATTGCCCCTATTTTTTAGGGGCTTTTTTATTTTCCTTATATATTGTTTTTAGATTTTTGTAGATTCTATCTGCATCATCAATAGTTTTGCCCGAACCGGCAGCTAAAACAACAGATAATCTTCTTAGTTTTTTGGCAGCTTTACTATTCATTTAATTTGTTTTTATCTCCCTTGACCTCTATATTGTTTAGGTCTAGGAGAGTGTTTGTTATAAGACTTTTTTGCGCTTCCTGATTTTCTTTTACCAAATGAAATTTTTCTAGTATCAGATTTAATTTTCGCCATTTTTTTCTTTTTTAAGGATTAATTGGTACGAATATAAACCATTTCCATCATATCTTTTACTTAGGATATGACTACCAAATTTTTCTTTCCTAAAATCCCTTAACCCAGCAGATACTGACGCTTCAGGAATACCTGTAAAATCAGATATTTCTTTTAGTGTTCTGTAAAGGCTATCTTTCATAAGTTCTTTTAGTTTAAAATGGTTTTTAGCTAATCTATCATAGTCCCTTTCTTTAACATAATCAGCGCCATCAAATTGGAATTCTTTTTGCATAATATTACTTTTTATTTTTTAAATAGTCTAAGTCAATATTTCCTCCGTCCATTCTATTTGGGTAGACGATAATGTCGGTGTCGTAAAAATTGCGGACAATACCACTGTCGTGTAATACAACTTTCCAAACAGTGTTGACTTCGCTTCCGTAATCAATCCATGCAATTGCCTTCCCTTTTCCGAGTGGTGTATGGACATCTATTATATTTTTTAATTCGTGAATAAACATTAAAATGGAGTTTCTTCTTGTTTACCAGAAAGCAACTGTAAACTTGATACTCTTGCATGCAATTGAGCAATAGTTTCATTTGTACTGTTGTTCAAATATGTTTTAGCTTCTGGCTTACCTTCCATATAAATCAATGTTCCTTTTTTTAAATAGGTTGCAACATTAATTTTTTCTGTCCAATAGGCACATGAAACCCAAGTAGTTTTATCAACTTCTTGACCATCTTGTTTTTTGAATTTTTCACTATAAGCCATTGAGAAATTAATCACTGTCTTACCATTAACATTGTTAACTACTGCATCTTGGCCTAAGCGACCAATTAAACTGATTCTGATCATTGTTTTGTTTTTTATAATTATTAAAATATTACTTCTTCTCCATTTTCATCTTGGTATGGAAGCCAAGCTTGACTTGCTTCTTTACGCTTCCAAAAATCATAACTTTTTTTGTTCAACATATCTTGTATAAAATCTTTTCCTTCAATAAAAAATCTTCTTCTATCCCATATATATTCAGTAAGAACGAATCCTTTTCTTCCAACGCTTTTCTTTTTAATTTTTTTAGAATGAAATTCTGCTAAAGGATTATTGGGATCTGTTTGGGCAAATGGTCTATGATAAACAGTTATATTATCCATTTTATTATTCCACATTGCGCCATCTGCAACATCAAACACATCTGGACATTTATAGTTACCAGACTTATCTCTTTCCATTAACTTAGGATGCGCTACAATCCAAAAATATACATCATTTTTTTTCGCAAATCTTGAAAAATCTGATAATAATGTTTCAAGATACTTATCAGTCCTTCCACCAAACCCCTTGTAGTCATTTGTCATTTGGTTGAATGGATCAATACAACAAAAGTCAACTTTTTCTTGCACAATCAACTCAAGAAACTTCTCTTTGATATATTGGGGAGTAGGAGAAAGCATTTCTGCGCTTATGTAAAAAATATGCTTTGATATAAAATCATATGCTGCTTCGTAAACTTCATTTGACGGTCTATTTGGATTAAATGGAGTACACTCACAACCCAAAATCATCTCAACATAATCATGAAAATATTCTTCGGCAGGCGTATCTTCAGGAGAAAATGTAGCAACCTTCTCTCCGTACATAATAATTCTTGATAAAATTTGAGATTTCTGCCAAGCGGTTTTTCCATAGTTACCAATACCGGTCAAAAGACTAATTTCACCTCTTTTTGGTTTAAATAAATAATCAAGTTCTGGCACACCAACGCCCATAATCTTCTCAAAACCTTTTTCATTAATTGATAAAGCTCTATCTTTTACATCAATACCGTAAACAACATCTTCAATTCTGTAATTCTCTCCATTTTCTTCCGTAAATTCCTTCTTTACATCAATCTCATAATTAGTCGTTTTATTAACAAGCTTCTCTTTCTGGATGGAAGCTGTTCCGAAATTACCTCTATTTGCCCTATATCCGCTCTTTACGGCACTTTTCATCTCCGACATAGTAAAGTCATTGCTTACGGTATATTCTGCCGAAATAAGGCACAATGCGGCCGTTTCTTCAATACCGAATCTACAACATGCTGATGCCAACTTAAAAATATATGTATTTCGCTCACCAGTTACAAATGCATCGTTCTTGTTTGTAAGCCATTTTAATATTCTACGAAAGTTTTCAGAATCATCTAAATTTTGGGTTTCAGAAATAATTATTTTCTCAATTTTTTTTGCTTTAGTAAATGCTGTAGCCTTATCGTTTATGTAAATATCGGCATCAAAACTCTCATAACAAACCCTACTTACATTAATTCCACTCCTATCAATTTCAGGGAAAACCTCTTGTAATGACTGAAAATGTTCTCTATGTTTTGATCCATCTGCTATCTTAACCAATGCTTTTAAACCATTACCTGATGGGCTAACCCAACAAGCATAAACAAAGTTATTGGAAATTATTTCAGTTTGCTTATCCCTTAAATCAGAAACATCATCAAAATCAAGCACAATAAAACCGCTATGCTCAATAAGTTGCTCATCTTTTCTATCTACTCCAAACTTTCCACTGAAACATACTGAAGGTAGATTTAACTTAATTTTATTAGCCTTTTCCTTATCAAGTGTATTTCTAATCTCAGTAACTAATTCTTTACTTGAACCAGTTTTAATCCTTTCTAAAGCTTTTTCAATCGTTATAAAATGTGGCTCCTTGCTAAAAATGTTTTTAAAAATAGTAGCTATCATCGTATTAATTTAAAGTTTTTCCTAATTCTTGTTGTCTTTTCTTGTAAGCTTCAAAATCTCCATTTTTGTAAATCTGTGTTTTTGGTATATCAGAACCAATCAATTCATCATTCCAAGAGCTGTTGTTAAAGAAAGTTTGAGGATCCTTCCTAAACTTCTTTTCTGGCTGAATCATTTTATACTTTGGTATATACTCAATAATTGAACTTCTATCATCATCCTTCATTGAATCCCATTTCTTTTTTAATTTCTCTTTATCACCAACTTTCTTATCATATAAATCCCAAAAAATATCAAACGATATATTTATTTCTTTTATTTCCTTTCCTTTTATTTCCTTTCCTTTCCTTTCCTTTATAGCAGACATTCCAAAATATTCCGTAGGCATTTCGCAGCCATTTTTATTACAAAACATTGGTCTATAATCAGTTGTATCTGGACCTTTTGAAGAATTACATTTTTTACAAAGTGGTTGTAAGTTATGCAATCCATCACTTCCTCCTTTATAAATTGGCGTAATATGATCCTTGACAATATCATTTTTACTGCCGCATTTAACACATTCGTTAAAGAATAATCTCATCTCTTCCCATTCTTCTTTTGTGTGCTTACCCTTTTTTCTTGCTTCAGTAAGCCTTTCACTTCTTTTTGCCTGATTTTCAGAATTACCCCATTTTGATAAAGCGCTTACCCTTGCTTTTGAGCTTTTTTCACTTCTTTCTTGTATTCTATTCTCAATTGACTTACTACTAAAACTATTTTCATTAATTATAAATAAATCAAAATCATTTAATATTGAAATTACAACATCAATACTAGAACGTAAATCATATGCAATACCTTCGTAATCAAGCATTAATTGATTTGAATTATTATACAAATCTTCAACAATTGACCAAAATATTCCGTAACCGGTCATACCATGTTTCCTAAGTAATCTCTTTATTTTCTCATCATTTCGGCAATTGTAATCATGAGAAAAATAATATGTATCTTTCGGCATTTGTAAGTCTTAATCGTTTTTAAAATCAGTTTCCATCGCTTTATTTATCTTATCAAGATTTTTATCAGAAAGATTCATAATCTTATGTATAAAAATTGAATAAAGTGTTGGATATGGTATCTCTGTCTTTCTTGAAAGCCAAGCTAAAGTCCTTTCCTCTGCCTCTAAATGAAGCAAAATATTGTCTTTTATATTTTGTTTTCCCATAAAAAATTTTATTTAAGAACAAAGTAATAAATAATATTTTTAATTACAAAATTTATTTTTTCATATTTTTTTTTTGATTTTAATTAAATTAAATATCTTTGATAAAATTTTTATATGAAACTTAATTCAAACATACCCAGTTTTAAAGCCTTAGTTAAAAAATCTTACTTTACTAAAAATGAAAAAGATTGTAATGAGTATTACGATGTTTATGTTTTTGGAATACAGTCATGCGCTGGTAAGATACTTACATTCCACGTTATTACTGATTCAGGTATGTTAAGAAGTAGAGTTCCAATATCTGAAATTTATACTAAAATACCTATTAATGATATTCCTTTTTATTATAAACAATTATGGGATTGTTTTAGTGAAAATGTATCAGTTATTGAATATGATTTTTTAGCATATCATAGAGCGCAAATAATTTTAAGAGATGGAAGTAAAGTATGGGCTACTTATCTTTTAACTGTTGATTGGTATAAAAATCCATATAGTAACGAGCCTTCTGATTATAAGTGTGGACATTTGTTAGAATCTGATGATGGTTATTTATTGTGTATGCCTAACAATAGAATTTTTTGGAAAGATTCTAATTGGGTAACTAAAAAATTACCAGATGATTTAAAGCAATTTAAAGTTGATACAATTCTTGATTCTGTTGAAAATCAATCAGACAAATGGGTTGTTGAAGATACCGATTCTTTTTATTATGATATTAATATTAATGATGGAGAATAAGGAAATAATATACGATTTAGCTAAAAAATTAGATTTAATAATAGAGGTTAATAAAGATGGAAAGTATTTAGGTAAATATAAATTTATAAATAACAAGCTACATAAACTAAAAGAAGATGAGAAACTCAACGATAATAGTAAAGAAAAAGAGATGCGTTAGATGCGGAAACATTGATTATCATTTTTCAAAAAAGATGTGTAAACAATGCGCTACTATTGAATCTACACAAAAAAGAATGGAAGAATTTGAAGATGATGGAGAAAGCTTTCAAAATTTAGTTTCAGATTTAGATCATGTTTTTAGCCAATACATAAGATGTAAATATGCGGATAAGGATGGTATGGTAGAGTGTTACACTTCTGGGAAAAAGATGAGATGGCAGGAGATACAATGCGGTCACTTTATTCCTAGAGCAAATCTTGGTACTAGATGGTTAGAGGCAAATTGCAGACCACAATCTATGGAAGAAAATTACTTTAAGATGGGTAATTTAGAAGAATTTGAATGTAAGCTTGATGCAGAAAATAATGGTGTAGCAGAGTATTTAAGGGAATTAGCTAGACAAGTTGCAAAGCCTACAAAAGAAGAATTGAAGTCTTTAATTATTGAATATAGATCAAAGTTGAATCTTGTAAAGAAGAAATTTAATTAAATTTATTTTTTTAATTAAATTAATTAAATTAATTTTGTACTCAAATATTAAAAACACAAAAAAATGGCAAGAAACATTAGTCCAGATTCGGTATCAAGCAAGGTATCAGAACTGCAAGTAGGAGAAAGTTTACTATTAGAAAACCCATATACCTCAGTAATGGTTATGGTTTCAAATCTTAAAAGAAAAGAACAGCACAAACAAAAAGTATTTAAGATTAAAGAAAACGAAAAACAAACCAATGTAACCAGATTAAAATAAGTAATATGCACATACAAACCATCAACTACACTAGAACATTTAATTTAGGAAACTATTCATCAGAAAAAATAGGTGTTGAATTTGCTTTAAATCCGGGAGAATCGGCTAATAAAGCTCTTGATAACGCAAGAGAATTGGTTGAAGAGTATCATAAAAAAAGCTTAAAACAAATTGAAGAAGCTGGTTTTTATTTTGAACAAGATGAACCAATTATTGAAAAGATTATACCAACTCAATCAAAAAAGACGTTAACAGAAAAAACAAAAGATTTTATTGATTCATGCAATACAATTGAAGATTTGAAAGCTTGGGAATTGATGAGTAAAAATAATCCAGAATTACAAGAGCATTATAATAAAAAACTAAACAACCTAAAATTATGAATTGGAACCAAACCTTAATTAGATCAAGTTCTGTTGGCTATTTAATGACCGAGCCTGTAACCAAAGCAGACAAAGAAGCTGGTGTGTTATCTAAAACTGCACAAAAACATTTGATTGAAGTTTATATAGCTGAAAAATATGGAAGGAAAAGAGATATACAAACAAAACAGATGAAGAAAGGTATTGAAGCTGAACAAGACTCAATTGACCTTCTATCTATGTATTTAAAAATTCCATTTAGTAAAAATGATAAAAGGTTTACCAATGATTTTATCACAGGGTTTCCTGATATTATTGACAATGATAGAATTATTGATATTAAATCTAGTTATGATCTTTGGACATTTTTAGGTAATATACCAGATAAGTTAGATAGCTTATATTATTGGCAAATGCAGTCGTATATGTGGCTTACAAATGCTAAAAGCGCTATGATTACTTATTGCCTTGTTAATACCCCATTTAGCATTATAGAACAAGAAAAGTATTATTTGTTAAAGAAAATGGACGTTGTTACAGAAGAAAATCCAGAGTATGTAAAAGAAGCAATGAAGATTGAGTTTAACATGACATTTGACGATATTAATATTAATGAAAGAGTTTTAGTTTTTAATGTTGACAGAAACGAAGATGATATTTTAAAGATTCAGCATAAAGTAGAAAAAGCAAGAGAATTTTTATCTGAAATTGAAAACAAGCACTTAAACTTTAATAAATGAACGGAGCGAATATTATAAATGCAATTCAAAATTTAAAAATGGCTCAAGAACAATTTGAAGATTTTTGCAGGCAATACCGTAATTCACAAGGAGAAAAAATATTTAAAAATTACAGCAATAAAATTGGTTGGATATTTAATGACATTATAACGCACCCTTTCCTTACAAACGAAGTTAGACTTGGAATTAAAAAAGAAATACAAAGTGATGTTTTTTCTGTCCCAGCCATTGTTGAAAAAGTGGCTTTATTAAATCCAGATCAAAGAGAAATAATAGAATTAACTATAGACGCAATGATAGGTGGAGAAGAAGTAAAAATTGTTGATATTAACGAAATAAATAAATAAATAAAAATGGCAAAGAAAAAAACAGAAATTCCAAAAGAAATACAAGTTTACACAGAAGGATGTGATTTTTGTATGCAGTTTGATTATGATGAACCACATGTAGTAGGCGCAAGTCCTGATGGCGATGGCGGCTTAGAAATTGTATTAAAAGCATACCAAGATGCTGGAATCACTTTCGTGTGTCCAAATACTGGTAAAAAATTAAGACTATTTGCAAGGCCATTGTCAGATAAAGGAAAACAAATTTTAGACTCACAAGAACAACAAAATCAATAACCATAAAAAATAACAACCATGAAAAAATTAATCTTAGTAGTTCTATTTTTCGCAACAACTGTTGCCTATTCTCAAACATTCAATGGAGTTTCCATATCTGGAAACACACAATCGGTAGTTGACAGTTTTAAAGCAAGAGGTTTCTCTGAATATAAAAAAGTTGATAATACGGTAATTATGAATGGGAAACTAATGGGAAAGAAATTTGACCTATTTATTATGTCAACACCTAAATCAAATCAAGTATGTAAAGTATATGGATATTTTGACGAGATAGATAGCTGGAGCAGCATTAAAGCAGATTATAAAAGTATATATGAAATCCTATTTCAAAAATACGGTAAGCCAGACACAAAGTATGAATCGTTTTTAAAACCTTATTATGAGGGGGATGGGTACGAAATGCAAGCGGTTGCAAACGATAAAACCAATTATGTTTCATTTTGGTTTGGAAGAGATAATACCAATGTATCAGTATCTATTAGCAAATTCAAAAGTGTATTAATAGCATATGAAAATGCAAAGTTAATAGAGGTTGATATTCAGGAAAAATCAGAAATAGCAAAAAAATTATTTTAATTTAAAAAAATTAACCAACCATGAAAAAGTTAATAACAACCACATTAATCATTGTTTTTTTAGTAGGCACCGCAATGTCACAAGTATTTGACGGAATTTCAATTTCGGGTGACTTTAACACTACATTACAAAAGTTTAAATCTAAAGGTTATACATTAGAAAATGTATTTCCAGAAGGAGCCATTTTAAATGGTAAAGTAGCTTCTACTAATATTGAATTATTTTTATTTAAAACTCCAAAAACAAAAAAAGTATTTAAAGCAAGTATTTACTTGCCTAAAAAAGATAATTGGGATGATCTTAAATCTCAATTTGATAGTTACCACAATTTATTACTTGAGAAGTATGGTGAAACAACTGATAGATTTCAATTTTTTTCTAGTCCGTATTACGAAGGAGATGGATTTGAGATGCAAGCTGTTGAAAAAGAAAAGTGCAGGTATATGTCTTTTTGGTCAAATATAGGAGGAGCTAGCTACTCAGTAGAGATAACAAAATATAAGCAAGTAAAAATAACGTATGAAAATGACGAATTATTTAGACTAAAAGATAAAGAAACTTTGGATATTAAATCTAAGATATTCTAAATAATAAAGGCGGCCTAAAAAACCGCCTTATTTTTTATGATTTCTTATGTGCATTTGCAAATTTACGAGCAGCTTCTTCACTACCAAATCCCCAAGCTTTAAGCGCTAACGCTTTACGAGTTGGTTCTCCATTAGGCTTTTTCATAGCACCTAGCATACCACTAAATCTAGCAGCAAAAGATACTCTTCTTGGATTTACACCAGATTTTACTGGAGCTTTTAAATTACCACCAGTTTCTGCATTGTAAGATGCGCGACCTTTTGCGTTTAATCCGCCTTCTGGATTTTTACCTTCTTTTCTTTGCCAACTTGGGGTTTTACTCATTTTTTTTATTGTTTACTAATTTACAAAATAATATTACATCTTCATGTGTAAATTCAGATTTACATACATTGTACATAAATACTACAATTTTTACATTATCTTTTAAATACGGTTTAGAGCTATCAATTCTGTCTATTGAAGGTACCCAAGGATTTTTAGCATGATTTGATGACCTAATTTCTGTAGTCAAATCAAATTTAATACCAGTTACTTCGCAATAACCATTTTTAATTTTGTCATAGATCCAATTACAATCAAAATCTGGCTTAGGCCAATTCATTGTTTTTGCCCTTTTGGTGGCATTTCCATACAACCTATGCGCTCTAAGTTTATCAGGATTGTTTTCATTCCATTGCTTCTTATAACAAGTAGTACATATGTTAAACTTTCCTTTGGCAAAAGATTTTTTATCTTTTTCTTTATGGCATCCGCTACACTTCCTTCTTAATTCTTCTGCCATTATTTTTTTTCTTCTGCTTTAATTTTCTTTTCTTGTTTCAACATTTCGGCAGTTGGTTTCTTCCCACTTCCTTTGTTTGCACGAATATTATCCCACAAACCACGAGGTGAATATGATCCATCTGCTCGTTTCATCATTTGTAATTTATTTTTCATACGCTAATTTACGAATTTATTTCCAATTTTCAGACTTCCAAATAGCTAAATCTATTCCAACCAACCCTCTAGGAGGCTCAGGATTGCCATTTTTAGGCTTTTTTTCGGCATTTATATTATCAAAGTGGTTTCTTATCATCTCTTTAGGAGTTAGGTCATTTTTGGGCTTTATTTCAAGGTTATTGTTCATTACCATCACTGCTTCATAAAAAGACATTAAAAAATTTAATACTGATTGTGGTGTTTTTAAATTTGGATTATTTTTTAAAATAAATTCAAATTGATTTAAGTCAAATCTAACTCCAATTGGTTTGCTTTTTGCCATAATTTTAATTTAAAATGCTTCACAGCTTTCAGAACATCCATCTAACGGGTCAAACATTGTTACTTGCTTTAATTCTGCTTGACTCATTTTTGCCATTTTGCGAATATCTATTGTAGATTTATTGTTTCTATAAAAGTTAAAAGGTGGATTTAAAGTATTATTTCTGGGATTAAATTCCCCATATTTTTCTTCCATTAATGACCACCATTTAAAACTTTTAGGATTTCTAATCATATTTCTTGCCAATCTTGGAAAGTCTTTTTTCCAACAATTATCGCAGTTGCCTTCATCTGGGTGTATAGATAAGTCAAAATATTGCTTTAGCCACCATTCCGAAACCATTGACTTTGTGACTGGATTTATTTCAGCTAAAGGATATATGAATTTTTTTTGTATTCTGTTTCCATCTATTCTGTTTAATTCATCAAATCTTATTCCAATCGCTCTATAGTAATCCTTCCATCCAATTGATTTTAAATAACTTTCAATAGCTGATGTTTTTAATTGTTTGCTACAAAAAGGCTCATCTGTTCTAGGAATACCCAAAACTGAAATCATTTCTTCAAAAGGCTCTCCCTTTCTACTGGCAGAATCAAAGTCAACAATTTTATGTTGAACAGACCATCCCTTGTCAGAAAAGGGCTTACCATTTTGGTCTTTGCACTTCGCTTCAACCCATATAATTGGGATACCCCACTCTTGAGAACATTCATCTACAAAAAACAAAGTACCCTCAGCTTCTTTTCCAGTATTTGCAAAAACAACAATTTTTTCCCATTGATCCCTTTCTTTCCATTCGTTAAAAAGAAACCACAACATATAACCAGAAGTTCGCCCACCACTAAAAGAAATAAGTAGTTTTTTCATAATTTTAATTGTAGCTACAAAGTTAAGTTAATTATTTCAAATGTAGCTACAAAAAATAAATTAATTAACCCAAATGTAGCTACAATCCCCCCCCCATAATACCCCTAAACAAAGCAAAGCAAAACAGAAAACAACCCAACCAAACAAGCGCAAAGAAAACCAATCGCAAGACCAACCAACAAGCCCACAAGCCCCGCCAAACCCATACAACACAAGGGAAGCAAAGGAGTTGCAAGGGAAACCAAAAAACAGACCTACCCAGTGCAAGAGAATTGAAACCCCAAAAAAAGCAGCGAGGACTTTTTGCAGCGGGGTACCTTATCTTTATGTTTATGCAGAGTGTTTTAAAATTTTTTCCTTATTAGAATGGTGGAAATGGTGAAAATATGGTATATTTGGGTGTAAAAACATAGTTATGTTAAAATCAATGAAAAGACCAGCAAGCGACACTACCGAAAAAAAACCGGTAACTGATACTATTGCCGCTAAATTGGTTAAAAAGGGAGTTGAAACTAGAAAGGGCATGGATTTTACCAAAAGAGATAAAGATATAGCTGAGGTTAATGCTGCATTAGCAGATCCTTTAGCAACTGATCCTGATTTCAAAGGCTACCTTTTAAAATTAAAATCATCTCTTATGAGGGAAGGGTACACCGAACCTGAAATTAAGGCTAGAATAGACAGAGCTGCTACAGAACAATCCGCAAAAGAAAAAGAAAAATTATCAAAACTTGAAGAAGGTTTTTTAAAAAAGAAAAACAAATAGTCATGATGCAAGGAAATCAAAATAAATTAGATAAAAACCAAAATGGTAAAATTGACTCTCAGGATTTCAAGATGCTAAGAGGTGAATCTAAAGAAGCAGGAATGGGTGGTAAGCCTAGTTTAAAGGCTAAATTTGAGGCTTCTATGCAAAAGCAATATAAATCCCGTCCAGAGAATCAGATGGAAAAAAAGGCTCCTATGGGGGACAAAAAGAAATCTACTAAGTTATCAATGATGAGTAAATTAAAATATTAAACTCGGTTAGTTGGTTTGTTATTACTTTGAGCCTCCCTTAAAAAAGGAGGTTTTTTTGTACTTACATTGTTATTCCGTATCTTTATCGTAAACTATACGGAGATGAATAAACTAAGAAAAGAAGTTCAACTTGAACAAGAAATCATTAACAAGCTAACAATATTAGCAGAAAAAAAACAATGGTCATTAAAGAAAATGATGGAAACTATTTTGATTAAGGCAGTTAAAAATGTATCACTTGAGGAAAGTAATTCTTAACATCACACCTCAAACTCACGTCAGAGCAACCCAAGGTGATTCAATATTCTTCAGAATACCAAGAGATAAGTTAAGGCCACCCGGACTAAAAAGATTGCTTAGACTAGAAAGGTATAATAATTACAAGTTGAATCTTTCAGCTGAAGCAAAAAGGAAATCTTTTGTCATGCCCCCGGTGGGAGCTTCAATAACATTTGTGATTCCAGTTCCTCCTTCTTGGTCAAAGAAAAAAAAGAAATTGTATCATGGCAGATTTCATCAGTCAAAACCTGATATAGATAATTTACAAAAAGCTTTTTTAGATTCTTTGATGATGGAGGATAAACAGATCGCGCATCTAGAAGTTCAAAAAAGATGGGTTGACTTTGAGGTAGGTTGGATTGAAGTTACATTAAAAGAATACGAACATGTCTTAGAATTACCAACTCCCAAAGAATAAGCCTCTCGCCAAAGACTCCGCGTTTGTGAGTATTATATACGCATAAGCTCTTTTACAAACTCTAGCAACCCATAAAATTTAATATATTAAATTTTATGGGTTGCTAGAGTTTGTAAAAGAGCTTATGCGTATATAATACTCACAAAC